GCAAGGTACTATAAATCCAGATACAGGGAAAAATTATAAAGAAAAAAATATTCTTGGTATTTCTATTAGATATTTTAATAATTAGGATAAAATATGTCACAGCTTAATAAATATTTTAAAAAAGAATTAGGATTACCATTAATATATCATGATTATGAAACATATGATTGGCAATCTGCTAAATATGGAACGATCGTTGTCGATCCTAAAGAAAATAATATTGGTATTAAGCTTCGTTATAATGTAGATCAAAGGGATCCAAAAGATCCCTTCTCTACATATGGACCTAGCTGGGTAGCTTTAAAAATTCGTGGCGATGAAACTGTTATTGTCGAAGAATCTTCTAGAATGCTTGTCGATAAGATTGTATATGTTAAATATGATATGGTTGAAGGTAAACTTTATTATACTATTAATGGTAAAAGTAAAGTATCGAATGCTACACGTCAAAATAACTTTGTCTTTGAATTAGATAAAGGTGAATATATTCCAGGCAATTATCATATTAAAGCATTGATTAATAATACGATCGAATGTTCACCAGCAACTCGAACTCTTAAAGAATTAGATAGCAAACATATCGTATTAAATTCTACACAACTAGAACAAGGTTGCGAGATCGATGTATATTATATCGAACGATACGATATAAAAAATCCAGTGCCTCGAATCTTTAATCAAGAAGCCGAGCCTGAAAATCCTGAATCTGGTGATTTCTGGATTACTAGCCATCCTAGTGAATCGATGAAGCAAAAGTTACCGTTAAATCTATTTGTAAGATACGACTATAATTCTATGCAATTACTAGTCTTGTTAAAAACTATTATCGGCAGCACGATTAAAATTAATAAAAACGAAGTCGAACATGTTAATCAAGTCGTTAATCGATCTTGGTCAACGTTTAGAATTCCGATTCAATATAACGAAACATTTGATTTAACTGTCGAAGGTACTAATGATTGGTATTTAGATAATTCTGTTACTAAACATATTAAAACAACTTCTAAAGTTGATATTGCTTTATTAAAACAAGAATTAGTTAAAGATACATCGACTATTTATTTGCAAGGCGATTCTAAGTGTAATTTTATGATTATGTCGGCAGTCGATTTATCAGATATTAAATTTACTGAATATGAAGAAGGTAAATATAAAGCTACATTGCCACGGCAATTAAAATCTTACTTTATCGATATTGTTTCACGTAAAGCTGATAAATTACAAACGACTATTAAAAGTATTCTTATTAGAGCCAAAGATCCTGTCGAGATACCGTTAGAAATAACTAATAAGGAAATTAAGCTTGAATCTCTTTCTAGTCAATATGCTAATGTAACAGTTACAGCCACTTATAATAAAGAACCACATATGATAATTAATTCTAATTATCCTGATGGTATTACGTTAGTTAATAAAGCTATTAATAATGATAAAGTTAACTTTAATTATCGTATTAATTTAGATAATGGTCAACAATACCTTTCATTTATTGCTGATGACAAAAATGGCAATGCCTTGTCTAGAGTAGTATCTGTAAGGTTACCTAAAAGAAAAACTAAAAATATTCCTGAAGAATATGGATTTATTGAAAAAGATACTACCAGTGGTGCAATTCCAGCAAATAAATACTATACTCTTAACGGGAAAAAATATGTTAAAATGTATATTATAGCATTATCTAATTCAATATTAAGACTAGAAAATTTAAATGAATATAATACGGCTAATATTAAATTTATAGGTCGATCTGCTGTCGATAGTTATGGATATCGAAAATATAATTATTTAATTCCATGTGATATAATATCCAGGAATTCAGACGGAACCCCAGCAGATCAATCAAACTGGCATTTAGATACTCCATATATAAAATTTAGTGTACATATTGAAGATCCAGATGCTGTCGATTTAAATTATATTGTTAATAGTCCTATTTTAGGGAGTCATTTATAATGCCAATCAAAGGTTCTAAAAAAATATCGTCTCGATTATTATCTAATGGACGTACTACTTTTATATATTCTAATACCGATTATAAATGGGATATGTTGCCTGATGGTACTTTATTAATAGATGATGAAACTGGCAATATTAAAATTAAATTGTATGGCAAAACTGATTGGACACCTCTTCAAGAGGTGTTTGTTCAGGATAAAACTTCTAATTTAATTATCCATGGTAATCGTATTATAAAAGAACCGTTCTTAGTATTAGATATCGATAAAGACAATAATACAATTACATATGTAAATCATCGTAATGAACGTCGTCATAAGTTTTTATATCCTGATCAAAAAGATACGTATGCCGTATTCGAACTCGACAAAGGATCTTATATCGAAGGTAAAAATTTAATTTCGGCAACTGTTAATAATACAATAGTTTGTAATGAACAAAATTATAAACTACAAGAATTAACTTCTAGACGTATCGGTATCGATATCGATTGTCTTGAAGCTGGTTGCTGGCTTGACGTACAATATTATGATATTAATAAAATGACTCAAGCTGGTTATGAGATGTATTTAAATAAAGATATTTCTAAGTTAAAAGAAAAGTCATTCGGTGTAATATACGATAAGAAATAACTATTATTCTAACTATAATGGAGTTTTTACATGGCTAAAAAAATAGAAAAATTTATGTTGTCGAAAGAACTTCAAGATCAAATTGATCAAGTAAGTAATCTTTCTCAAATACATTTGGATCAGTTAGATCCGTCATTAAAAACTTTGCTTACAAATATCGGGATGGCTTCTCAAGGTGTTATTTCTTATGACGATTCTGAAATACGAAATCGTGTTATTGCACTTGAGAAAAATTCAGCCACTAAAACTGGCTGGTTTAATAAAACATCTGATAAATTAGCAAAGTCAATGCTCAATGAAGAGCTTAGTAATCTTATTATCGAGATGCAAGATTTTTCTGATGCTTTATTTACTAAGTTAAATAAAACGGATGCAGATTCTCGTTATCGATTAAAAGAAGATAAAATTCAATTAAGCGATTTAAGCGATGAATTTTCTAACAACGTTCGCAGTATTAATAATAAAGTGAATGCTTTAAATACGACATTTGCTGGCATGCAATTCGTAGCGAACGATGTAGAGAATTTGAAAAATATTATTAACGATTTGCCGAATACAGCTATTACTCAAAGCGCAGCTGATTTGCGATATCGTAAACTCGACACTAAGATTAATCTTGGTGATTTAGGTACAGATCTTCAGCCTCATGTTCGTGAACTAGTTAATAATTCTCAGAAGTTAACAAACGTTGCATTAAAATCTGATGTCGACGCTTGTCGTAAAAAAGATACGAAAATTCAATTAAGTGATTTAGAAGATTCTATTATTGCTAAGATTAATATTGTTGACCAATTGTCTACTAATATTAATACTCGTATTACAGATCTTGTAGCTAATTCATTTGATACTGGATTTGAAAAAGCTCTCGTTAAGACATTTGTTGGTGAATATACAATTCTTAATAAACAAGAATTCCAAGATTATATTCAAAAAGTATTAACAGATAATCATACTGATATCATTACTGATAATAGAGCAACATTCGGGCAAATCTTTTTTGCAATTTATAAAGAATTAAATAAAAATAATGCAGATTTAATATTCTTATCTAATGTGCTAAACGACATTAATTCACAGCTTGCTAATATTCAAACACAGTTTGCTTACGTAACTGATTTAAAAAATAAAAAAGCAGCGACTCATATTACAACATTAGCTAATATTTTTGGCTTACCAGAAAATGTAATCGACGATTATTCCTCCGTAGGAGGTGAAATTCAAGAAGTATCTTCTCCTGCATCGACTACTATTTTACAAGCCGATACGATTAAAGCAGATTTTACAGAAGATGGTGCTCGCACTGCCGATACATATATTGGTGTAGCTACAAATGCTATTCATGATTCTGATGTATTAACTTATTTGGACTTAAAGAACGTAACGTCTATTAATGCTAATGCAGTTAAGACATGTCCTAATTTGAATACTATATTATTACCATCTATTAAAACAATTGCTGCCGGTGCTTTTGTCGGCTGTGATAATATTGCTTTAATAGTTCTTCCAGAAGGTTATGTTATTAACCATAATGAAGGATTCCCGGCTATGGCTCGCGTTATTCGTGTAGTCGGAAAGGCATAGGTTAGTTATATGAACGTAAAAGTCTATGTCGATAAGATTAAAAAATGGGTGCAAATTTCTTCTGACGAAGTGCTCGATGTAAATAAAAATCTTTCTGATCTTAAAGATAAAGAGGCTGCGATTACTAATCTCGGTCTCTATGAAAAATTTATTTCTAAAGAAGCTCTTGAATCTGGATTTTTACCGGATGTATTTACACCAGATAATATTGTTACAGATTCAACTCATCAGTTTGTTACCGATGAAGAAAAAAATAAATGGAATAATAAATTAAATGCACCAGTCCCAATGCAAGATCATTTGGCTAATAATCAAATTGGCTACGATTCTGTTAATTCTAAATTTTATATCGGATTAAATAATCAAAATGTATTGCTTGGTGGTTCTTCTTGTTTCGACAATATTATTGTCGTAAACGGATTCTTTTCTGGTAACTCTCAACCAACAGTCATTCGTAATAATAAATTTAACGAAGCTGGCCAATTAATTACTCCGGTATTCGTCGACGTACAGTGCGTCGAATATACTGCCGGTGATTTAGGCGAAGTATCTGTATCATATACAACCGATGCTATTAGTATTTACAATACAGGTTCATTTACCGGCTCATTCCAATGTTTAATCGTATATCCGTTAGGAAGTGTTAACGAATGAAATGGGTCGTAAAATATAAAGATAAAGTTAGAAATTTGGCGTATTCAACATACGCCAATATCTTTAATAATTTATCAGATTTAACAGACAAAGTTGCTGCTATTAACAATTTAAAGTTGTTTGATAAACTTGCGAGTATTGAAGAAATAAAACGTACTCAGTTATATGCCAATGCTATTAAATCGACAAATTTAAAACGTTGGATAACTGATGCTGAAAAAGAATTGTTTACTAATAAGATTGATAATCCAGTCATTTCTAATACTAAGTTAGATAATACCAACGAGATTCAATTATATTATAATTCTAATCAAGGCCGATTTTATATTAAAATTAATGATAAGTATCGACAACTTGGCGGCAATATAATTTCTTATACCGTTGGTAAGGGAACTTTTTCTGGCAACGGAGAAGAAACACGAATTCAACATAATATCCATGATTCTCGAAACGTTGGAGTAACGCCTTCATTCGTATCGATTAAACCTTTACATTCTAATAATCAAGGTAGAGTCGGAGACATGTGGGTTAAAAAAGACAATAATTTTATTTATGTTGGCAATACTGGTTCTCAAGGAATAGAATTTCAATATATTATTTTTGCTCCGAAAGATTTGGGTTAATATATGAAGAAAAATAGAACTTTTAAACAAGGTAGAGGATCTGAACAACTCTTTAATCAAGAGATGTACGATATTTTTCTCGCTGTAAAAGATATCAATCCAGATATGACTGAGCAAGAAAAAGTATCGGGTTCAAAAGCTGTGCCTGATAATATAACTCATGGTGCTTTGTGGCGTAACGATAGAACTAATGAGTTAAAATATTACGACGGTGTAAAAAAAGCTTGGGTTAATATTTATGATAATAAATTCCAGCTTATTACACACCTTATGGAAGAAACGACTCCGGCTAATCCTATTAAAGGACAGTTGTGGATTTATAATGGTATCTTGTTATATTTTGATGGTCGTGAATGGAAACCGATTAAATCGATTCAAGCTGACGATGCACAATTTAACGAAGCGGCTTTCGCCGACTTTGCATTAGTTAGTCCGTTACTTTCTGTTGGTAACGTAACAGTTCCGTCTTTAAGAAACGAAGATTCTAAACGTTATGAAAATGAATTGAAGACTGGTTATCAAGCTTCTAAAGATAATTATTCCGAAAAGACTACAGAGTTTGATACAGAGTGGGAAGATCCATTTACCGCACCAGAACATGACTTATTAGTCGATCCTAATCATCGTACTCAATACGTTATTCCTAATGTGAATAACGATAGAATATTTATTGAAAATAGTTTAGTCGATGATTATGAAAAAGTTAATACTGTTTGTTTCCAATATCCGACTGTAAAAGCTCAAGATAAAAATTTAAGTGCATTACATATTAATGCACAAAAATTATCTAATATTACTAAACGTTTATTTAAGATTAATAAAGATGATAGCAATACAAATGCTATTATCGATATCAATCCTAACAATACAGAATTTTATGGATTCAAAGCTGGTGAATACAAAGGTGATCATTTATATCCATATAGAGAATCTTTTGAGACTGGCATAACAAATAGCACAGCTAATTCTTTAAATAACACGTCTGGTGTTCCTGAAGTCGATGCGATTAATGCACGACTTCATCCTGAAATTAATTATAATAAACCTGATAAACCGACTGTCGACAAACTCGGTAAAAAACAAGATGTATCAATGAAAGATGATCCAGATAAACGATTTGGTGATTATGTAATTATGCATAAACAAATCGCATTAAATTATCGTACCGTTCAAAATTATGATTATATTTTAGCCGTAACGTATGATTTTAACTGGATTAATTATACGGGTTCTCTTAAAAAATTAAATAATGGTAACTTGTTCCAAGGTTTCCATATCCCTGATTTACCAGAATCTATTAATCTATTCTTCGATGGCCTAATGCTCGAAGAACAATTTTACGATGTCGATTTAAAAAATCAACTCGTTAAACTCGAAGATAAAGTTTATAAAGAAGACGAAGTACATGTATTTAAAAACTTCGTAAAAGACTCTGGCTATATTGTCGAAACTAATCTTGATAATCAAGGTATTATTCAATTACATAAAGAATTCAAATCTCCGTTAGTGTTTGTAGCTGGTGAATTAATTCATCCGACATTCGGCGGATTAATTTATCGTGATAATAAAATCTTTGTGCCTCGTGCTAAAGTAAATATGCCATGGACAGTTATCGAAACATATGTACCTGGTGAAGAAAATGCGTATGCTGCTGGTACTGTAAATTTCGATAATAATATTGTGGCCGGTACTAATCGTGTATTAAATACTGAAAACGGCAAACCTAATATCGATGCAACAGCTATTTATAATACTGGCGATCAATCTTTAATCGTACAACAAGGTCAAATAGGTCATAGCGGAAACAATATGATATATTATGATCCTCGTGTTATTACGAATACCGACGAGGTAATTTTATTCTTAGATGGTATGTTAATCAATCCTAAGAATATTATCTGGAATAAAGATTATCATTATTTAACATTAAAAGATGGTTTATTCCCTGGTCAAGAATATTTACTATTAAGAGATCCTGACGACAGGTTATTCGATGGCGCTAGCGCTATGGATACATATTATGTCGGAGCTCTTAGTGATAGTCTTGTATACCATAATGGTAAATTATTATGTAACCAACAACCATTAATTTCTCCAGTATCTCCTAAAGATCGTCAACCAAGTACTGCCGATGGCGAAGTCGTATTATTTATGCCAGATAACTTAACTGATGCGGCAACGGTTCAAATTTATGATGATTATAAGAAGTTATGGCGACTTGCAAACGAAAAAGAACTTAAAGATATTAAACGTATTGTTACGTCTTATGAAAATACTGTATCTTCTGTTAAGATGAATGTTCCGGTATTACCTGAAGATTCTATTAATATCTTTGCATATAAGTTTGCTGGCGATACAGAAAATGCTATTAAGATTGGCGATTTTATGTTGGATTCTACTGATCCGACTAATCGTACATATCATATGCAATATGATAAATATTTGCCACGCGTTAATTCTTTAACAGTTTTTCGTAACGGTGTTCGTCAAATACTCGATATCGACTATGTAGAGTCTGATGACGGTACAACAATTACGTTCTTATGCCCTGCTAACGATATTAAGATTGGCGAAAAAATTCATTATACTATCGAACAATTAGAAGTCGGCGCTTCTAAAGTAATGGACGTTATTACGTTAGATAATACAAATTCTATCGGTACAAATGTATATGAAATTCCGGCACAAACAGAATTGTATTTGTATCCTGGTCGATTAGTCGTATATCGTAACGGTGTTCGTTTACCAAAAGATGATTGGACATTAATCGGTAATAAAACAATTCAGATTATTAAATCTGATCGTCCTTATATCGGTACGACAGCAAGTAACTATCCTAACGAATCTTTCTATAAACGTGAAACAGATTCTTTGTATACTGTACATCATAATTATCCAGATCGAATTACGATCGAGATTCGTCAAGATTACAAACGTAAAGAAGAAACGTTTAAAATGAAATATAATCGTATTCCAGAATTCCCGATTAATGATTATGATATCAATCCTCAAGTTCTCGAAACAAAAGACGAAGTTTTATTTTATATTAACGGTCTGTTTACAGGATTAAGTCGTAATATAGTAAATGGATACGTTTTAAATAAATATAAAAGTTGTATTACGTTTAATGATCGAAAAGTTGCAGCATTGCTTGCTAACGATCCTTTATATATAGACTTGTATGAAAATCCTGATAAAATGGAAGCTTGGAAAAAACGTACAGGTAAATCTGAATATACAACGAGTATAAAACATTATATCACTTATGATTATCGTGTTTAGGAGAACATAATGGCACAAGATTTAACAAAAGTTACAATAAATCAGATCGATATGGATGCTGTGACCGAAACAGTCATCGCAAAAGGTAATCTGGTTTATCGTACAGATCATAGTGATACTAAAGCAGAAGATGTAGATAAAGTCGGCAGTATTCCTGCCGACCACATCGCTGTAAGTATTGATGGTGATCGAGAAACTGTAAATAATGCTCTTAAGTTAGGCGGTAAACCTGCAGCTGATTATATGACAGTTACGAAAGGTAATAGCTTAACGACAAGAACTGAAAATATTAAGAAAAAATTTGGCGACGATATTTTAGCTCTTCGTGATGAATTGTATCAGCTTCGTGGTCAACTTGCCAAAAATGGTTACGTAAAAGACATCGGTTATTACGATGGTTATTATGATTGTTTCCATAATTTTAATCAAATACATTTAAATAAAGAATTAGCTAATACTAAAAATACTGTACAAACAGATCGTAAGTCTTTGATCTTCCAGGCTAATACTGATATGGATCAATTCTCTCAGTATGATTTTATTGCGATTGTTAATAGTGTTACAGGATTGCAATGCGTACGTCAAGTCGCAGCTGTCGATAAAGCTAATTTTAAATTAACGTTAGATCGTAATATTGCTAATAGCGTTATTCTTCAAAATGCAGAACACTATCAAGTATTTAAATCCTATGGTGCTGTATTTAATGGTGATTTTTTGTTCGCTCGACCATTAGAAACAGTAATGGGTGATGAAGAATATGCATCTGGTGAAACTGACGATACTAATCGTGAATTTGTTAAAATGATGAAACCTGGATTTGGTTATGCCACAACTCTTAAGTTTAGTGAAGGTAAAGCTGGCTTCTTAAAAACTGTAGAATTGTGTATTAAAGCATATGGTAATCCTGGTCCTATTAATTGTTATTTAATTGATGCTCGAGATGTTGATTTATTTAAGAATGGTCAGCAAGCGGAAGCTGCCTATAAATCTTCTCAAGCTAATAACGACGATAAATTTAAATTCTTTGCTAAGACTCAACCTAAAGCAGTCAGTGCTACAGTCGAACGTCAATATGTAAAGTTTAGTTTCCAACAAGATGGTAAGTATCCAATTATTCCAGATAACTACTATCAAGATCCTACGCGTTATTGTTTGATCGTAGAGTTCATGGAAGTTAATACAGAAAATTATTATGAAATCGAATTAATTAATCATAATAAAAATGATCTTCAGTTAAATAATATTTTCTATAACTACGAACGCAAATCTGACGTAGCCGTAGCTCATGCTCTAACAGAAAGTGACGAAACTAAGAAATCTGATTTATATTTCTTATTTAGAACACAACAAAAATTAACGAACCAACCAAGTCCTGTTAATGAAGGTTTATATTCTGCTCATGTATATAATCGTCGACTTCAACATGCTTCTAAAGCTAGAGTCGAATTAAGAATTAAACGTGAAGGTTTATATGAAGCAAGTACATTAAGCTCTCCATCATTATTTACGACCGATGCTGTAAACTTGAAACGAAATGCAAAAAATGTTACAATTAATTCAGTGCATGAGTTAAGTCTTAAGACTGAAATTAATAAACCGATGGAACTTCGTCGTGGTGATCAAACAGATATTTCTATGCCAGTCGATGTTGTTATCGGTGAAAACATTTCTAAGGTTAAAGGCTTTAATAATGAAGACGTAACATTTACAACTCCGGTTTTTGTAAATAATAACGATCCGATTTATCGTATCGGTTATGTCGTAGCTATTAAAGCAAGAGAATATAAGTTTAAAGACGGTATTATTACCAAAGGTCAATTTAAACGCTTTATTCTTCCGTTAACAGAAGTCGTTAAAGATGTCCACTCTTATGCCGACGGTGTAAGCGATCGACTTATCTTTGAAGCTCCTTTATATGAAGAAGGTCAAAGCATAGTCGATTATAACGATTTCGAAGTACAAGTATACTGGGAAAATCCTGAATTAAGTAATAGTGATGTTACTAAACAAGAACAAATGGGCGCTCTTAAAGAGATTACAGTAAGCTTTGCTTCTGATTTCGAATAATTTAATAATATATGCCGGGGGCTATGCCCTCGGCTTTTTTGCTGTCTAAGGAAATATAATGATCGTAGATAACAAAGATTTTCAAGAACAATTAAATATATTAAAAGAAGGTATCGATATTCCACAACTCGATCCTTCGAAGATTATGGATTCAGAAGAATTTAATATATTTTTTAATGGTGTCGAAGTAGCACTAAATAATATCACTCAAAATATTAGAGTATTAGAAGACGCTAACGATTATTTAGTAAAATATGTTAACGATACTATAGATAAAAAGTATAAAGATATTAATGACAAATTATTAAACTTAGAAAAGAATTATTCGTTATATCAAGATAAAAATTTTATTACATATAATGTAGAACTAGATTCTAGTAAAGATATATTAGATCGAACTGGCAATGCAATTAGTACTGTCGATTATATTACGATGCAATCTGGTACAATCGATTTATTTAAAAATATCTCGGCGGTCGAACCATATTCTGTCGATATTGATAAAGAACATGGGTCTGCCGTTATTTGTTTTTCTAAAAATGCTATTACTCAGAATAATACAAAAGTCGGTACATTTATTATTAAACTATTAGAACCGATTACTATTAATATAGTAACATGTAACTTAATTAATTGTGTCGGCAGTTTTACAATTAATAATTCGATACAAGAATATCAGTTTAATTCTTATTTTAAACCACAAGAAGTTTCGTTAATAGTCGTTACGTTAAAATCTGGAAACCCTTCGACTGAATCTAAATCTGTAAGAGTTAATCATTCGAAAGGATTTATGGATAATGATTTTTACGGAGATTTTTCGATTAGTCAAAATTCTGAAAAAGCAAAAGAACAGCAGATGGCTGAAATTTATTACAAAAACGATGTTACGAAATATTTAGGAGAAAACGATGGCCGAAGAAACTAAGATTAGTCAAAAACTTACCGTTAAAGATATCGGTATTGTTTTAGACGATAAAGATACAATTAGTACTGTTAGCCATCCGATTCCAGCTCGTAAAGCTAATCAATCTGATATTGTTAATACACAAATTACGAATTATAAATTCGGTATCAATAATTTAAATTTGAAATACGATAATGCTACACTAACATCTGGCACAATATCTAAGTTAATTCAAATAGGTAAATGTGATTATGTTACGTTAAATACATCGTTACATCAACAACGTAAAGAAGATTATTATAGTGTTGAATTTTCTATTATTGATAATAATAAAGAAAAGCCTATTATTCCATATAATCAATCACAAGTGATATATGAAAAATTATATTTAAAATTACCATTACGTTTTCAAGCTAATAAAACAACTCCTATTATTATTAACGAAGTAACGAAAGATGGTATGGTGTTATATAATACATATAATACGTTATCAGATTTTGAAAATGATCGTAACGTAATCGATAATCAAATTGCTAATAATAAAAAAGAATTAATCGTATCGTACGTACCGATTGAAGGAAAACGTATTACAGTCGATAGCGATAAGATTTATTTGAAGATTATTAAACATGTATATGTCGGTAATATGCCTGTGAAGATTGAAAATATTATTATTAATGCTCATGGAGGAAAACTCGAATGGAAGATTTAAAAAATACGACTGTCCGACAAGCCTATCTTCAAGCATTAGCCGACGATAAAAAATTTGATGTATACAAAAAGAAATCGTTATTAAGTCCGAATCAACCATTATTCGAACCTCATTATATTAATGACGAAGAAGAAATATCTTACGATAACGTTAACCAGAACGTTCTTGAAACGTCGTTCGATATTTTAAATCTTAGTATGAATGTCATCGATAACGTAAGTGAAATCGAAAATTTAATGTACGATGTCGATGAACGTATTAAAAGTATCGACGAAAAGATTCAGGCCGAAGAAGAACGTGTTAAAGACGTTAATATGATTTGCGGAAATATAACAGACTTTAATACGATCATCCCGTTAACAGTTAATAACTTTTCAATTAAATCTACATTATATCAATATCGTAATTGTATAACAGCTTCTCAAGTTAATGAGAAGAAAGCTACCTTACGTTTAATTAATATTAATGGTAATGGATTTATCGGTAATGATTATATCGTATCTAAACAATCTGATTTGGTTATGCAAAAAGATTTAATGAATACATCTAACGAATCGTATATGTATGATACGATCGGTAATTTATTTTGGGAATATAGCCGATTGTTTAGTTATGATTCTGTTAATAAATCAGATATTGTAAATATCGATGATTTGCCAGTTCAAGTTCAACTTACATTTCAGTCAGTATCTAATGATGGCGTAAACGAAATTGTATTCTCTGATACAAGCGAAGTTCATATTACGGCTATCGAAATATCTGACGATAACGTAAATTGGCATACGACGTTCGAAGGCGATATCGTTCCGAATAAGCAAGATAATAGTTACTCTGATTTTACGTATATATACGGTACTGGTGCTTTAGTATTTCCGACAACACAATTCGTAAGACTATCGATGTATAGCCATAAAATTGATGATAATAAAATTAAGGTTAATAATACGATTAATCCTAATATTTCTCGTAAAGTTATTCGCATTACGTCGGTCGAAGGTCGTCGAACAGAATTTAATAACGGCACTGGATTGACTCCAAACTTAATCGAATCTGGTCGGGCAATTGCTGTCGGTATATTCTGTAATGAATATGTTCCAGACTTTATTAGGAATAATTTACGAAATGAAGTTACGTATACATTAATTATTAATGGTAAACAATATAATGTTGTTCCTATTAATAGTAATCGACGCGGAATTAAATTTGTTAAATATTCGAAGACTTCACTAAAAGAAAATTATGTCGAATATATTAATGAACCGATTTCAAGTATTCAGATCGGTTTAACAATTCCGACAACATATAATTATTCTCCATATTTAGCTAATTTTAAATTATGTTTAGGAAAGCAGGTGTCTAATGTATAAAGATCAAGTTTATAAGTTAGAATATTATAAACAAAAATTAATTAGTCAGTCGCTTTCTCTCGGTGAATTTTTAAATGAAAGTTCATTAGATTCTGCGCTCGAAGATTATGAAACACAATTTGCTTTATTTAAACATCGATATATTCAAAAAGGATCGAAACTCGACGTAAAAGATTTTAATAATGAATTAGCTATTCTATATCAAGATCTATTAATTTTGTATCAAGTTATGTATGATATAACGATTAAGAAATTTAATAAAACTAAAGAATTAGTATCGATTAAATTAAATGATTTAGAACGAATAGCCAATCAATATTATAGTCGTTGTAAACTCGAAACGATTGCTATATTTGGTGATACGTTAGTATATCAAGCTGATAATTTTGACATAACGAATAAGAATGGGAAAAGTTATATTAAGCTACCTAGTTTTACGACATATGAAGGTGCTACGTTAGCATTTTTAGCAAGTGTCGATAACTTAGACAATGCTAATGTTATTTTAGAATTAAATCATAGCCAGAATATTCAGAACTATGAATCGAACGAAAATTTATTTGTCGTTCCTGGCGAACCAGAAATTACGACTAAATTTTTTGAATTAGATTCTAGCAACAAATATAATGGCAGTTTTATACTTGAACACAATCCAGATAATGCTTATCAAAGTCAATATTTTATTTATAGTGGTAAAGATATGATTAATATTGACGGACGCTATATTAGTATTAGTGAGTATAATAAAACTGATTTTAGTACAGAATATAATGTCGAGTTATATATTTATAATGCAACACAGGCCGACTTTAATTTCTCATTAGAACCATTACGATCTAATATTGATAATCATTATGTTACGATTAAAGATCGAGTTCAAAAGTTTACTTTTAGAATGGCGCCGTATTCTCATTTATCAGTTAATACTAATGGTATTGTATTTTGTGCTGTCGACAAATGTCGAGTAAAGGATAATCGATTATACTCTAGAACGTTCTATAATAATGTATATAGTTATATGTTAGAAACAGTTAGTTATAATAAAGAAGTAATATATACTAATCCAGTAGCTGTTATCGACAATCCAATAAATAAAGAAATAAAAATTAAATCGTTAGCTGTTAAACAAAATAGGTATAGTGATTATGATCAAGTACAATATTAGAAATAACGGGCCGTGGGAATACGATAAATTTGTTCTAAATTATTATAATCTTCACAATGAAATTATGCTTAATAAAATTAAGTTAAATATTGAAGAGTCTAAAAATAAACAGATCGACGATATTTATAATCGTACGTTAGAACAAAATCAAACGGCTAAGTTGTATCGTAAAATAAATTATACAGTCTGAGGTTATTAATGGAAGTAAAAAAGACATCTAAATATTTTGTTGATTTAGTCGAATCGATGAAAGAAGATTATACGAATTTACAATCTTCTATTAATAATCAACATAATAGTTATAATAAGAAATTAGAAATAATGAATGCGATGTTAGAATATAATAATTCATTATCTTCTCGTCTCGAAAAAGATTTCGACGCATTGCGTGAAAATAATCGTATAGTCGAAGCGATGTACGATGGTAATGCTATGCATCGTAAAAATATATTTAATAGTAACAAGGTATTATTTGTCGATAGCAATAAGATATTAAAAAATAATTCTTCTTACGACACATATGGTAATTGTGTTCATCCTAAAGTTATCGGCAATCTAGAAAATGTTTTGAATTTTAATAGTTCTGTCGGTTATATTTTTAAACCATCAGCAACTGTTTCTATTAACGGTGAAAGTAATTCTGAATATGTAAATATTTTAAAGCACGATACGATTGCCGATAAGGCTCCTGTATTCGATCAGTATACGAGTAATGTATTAACAGTTACAATTGATTTTCCAGACAATCCATTAGTCGGTGCTACGAATTGTAATGCTATTGAATTATCACCATTTTTAGCTGGTGCTGCTGTATTAAAAGCAATTACAATTATTACGACACCTGGCACTCAGTTATCAAACGATGCAATTATCATGGATTACGATCAGCCATTAGAAGATACAAGGATTTTGTTTGATAGCATATATGCTATCAAAACTTTAACATTATCATTTGATTTAACATTTACTAATAATTTAGGTTTGTATCCATTCGGATTGCGACATATTTATTTGTATAATGCTAATTTCGATACAGAACGTAGTAATATCGTTATTCGTAACGATTATCAAAATCTTATTAAATATATTGACGATGGTATTATTATTTCTAATCAAGATGGCAGTGATACATCGAACAAATATTCGGCTCATGAAACAACATGTAGTGAACAAGGTATTAAATTATATAGCTATTATGCTAATAATAATTTATTATATAAAATCGAAACTCATACACGAGATTTAGCTAATCAACTATCTAGAAATACAAAAGTATTTTATGCTGATATCCCTGTAAAAAAAGCAATGTATTCTATTGAGTTTAAGAAAGTCCGTACTTAGTACGGGCTTTTTTTATTTTTATTCTTATGGTATAATAATAATATATTTATTTTTGCGAAAGGAGGTGCTTACCTTGAATAAAAGTTTTAAAGTTAGAATATATCCTAATCAAGAACAGCAAATTTTAATTAATAAAACATTTGGCTGTGTAAGATATTTATATAATTTTATGTTAAACTTAAAACAAAAGTTGTATCAAAATTTTAATTTGTCTTTAAGCTATAACAATATGTCTAAAATTCTTACTGAGCTTAAAAAACATAAATTATGGCTTTGCGAAGTTGATGCTAAAGCTTTACAACAATGTTTAAAAGATTTAAATGCTGCATATATTAATTTATTTAATGGTGCAGGATATCCTAATTTTAAGTCTAAACGAAGTAAAAATTCTTATCGTACAGTTAGTAGAATTAGTTTAGATCAAGATAACAAAATGATTCGAATTCCTAAAATTGGTTGGATTAAATTTAAAAACAAAACTAATTTTAATGGTTTGACTAAAATTAATAACATTACTATTTCTAAAACTCCTAGTGGAAAATATTTCGCTAGTATTTCAGCCGAAGTCGATATTACAACTTTTGCGAAAACCAAGAAAAATTGTGGTATTGACTTAGGATTAAAAGATTTTTGTATTTTAAACGATGGAACTAAGTTTGAAAATCCTAAATTTTTAATGCGAAGCGAAAAACGATTTAGATTGTTGCAAAAATCTTTAAGTCGTAAAGTATATGGCTCTAAAAATTATGAGAAAGCTAGAATTAAACTCGCTAAGTTTCACGAACATATAGCTAACTGTCGTAAAGATTATTTACATAAAATATCGATTCAACTTGTAAAAGAATACGATATTATTTGTACTGAAACTTTACAAGTTAAAAATATGACTAAAAATCACAAGTTAGCTAAAGCAATCAGCGATGTTGGCTGGTCAAAATTCTGTCAACAATTAAAATATAAATGTTTGTGGTATGATAAACAATTTATACAAATAAATACATATTTTGCATCGTCACAAATATGTTCTAATTGTGGATATAAAAATTCTGGCATTAAGAATCTTGATGTGCGCGAATGGACTTGTCCAGAGTGTAATAAATATCATGATCGAGATATTAATGCAGCAACCAATATATTAAATCAAGGACTTAATATTTTTAAAAATATTTAATTTTAATATGTTAAACCGTGGGACACACGGGGATAGTCTACTATATCAAGAGTAAGACATATTGTAAGCTTTGCTAGCAATATGCTTCTAACGGGTAGGAACTTTATTGCTTTTAGCGATAAAAAGATGTCAAAATGATAAAGAACAATGTAAAAGTCCACGAAGGAGACAAGCCTATGATTGATGCTATGTGGTACGAAGCCAATGTCCTTGGTCATTCTACCAATAAGACATATATAACACAATATACGATCGATTATCTATATGATAACGATATGAACGATTACGATATCATAAAGATTCTGTCCACGTTTAAAAAAGAATCGATTAAATATTGTGATCTGCCTAATTCTTTATGGAATGATAGTTTACTTAAACGTGATACTTATTATTTCAACTCTAAATTGCAAATTCTATCGAAGCCACCAATTCTTTTGATAGATGCTAATATCACGCCTAAAGATATTAAATTTTTTAAAGAAATGAAAATTTCGTTTACGAAGGACGATTTGCTACGTTTCTTTTATTTAAAATCTAATTCTTTAATCGTAAAAGATTATAATCGTGATATAGGTGCTATCGATTATTTGTTAAATCGATACAATAATCAACTTATGGAATCTGTCGATATTTGTTTATATTTAATAGATGAATATGCTAGTTGTGTTAGCTCGTTATTAAATCTAACAAATTACGAAGTCGATATTCTCGATAAAGTAAATACAATATATTATGATAACTATAGATCAGGCACAAATAGAATTATATACAGATGGAGTTAATTATGAGTATAAATTTTTATGAACTATCACGTTCGACATATGAAGAATATGAAATCGAAACGGAAAAAGAAGAAGAGGAAGGTTATGATACGTCTAACTTTAGCATCTTTAACGATAAGCTTAGCGGTTTAACAAAAGGATTTTATATCTTTGCCGGTGAATCTAACGGTGGTAAAACAGCTATTATGTCTAATCTATTAAAGGATTATGGCACGACAGCTAAGAATAATTTATTTGCTATTTACTATACGTTAGACGATACTGTCGGCGAAGTTATCCCGAGAATCATAGCTATGGATCAAAATATTCCGATAGCTGTAGCGGCTAAGCCAAAACGTTATGAAAAGCTCGCAGCGATTACTCCGAGAACACCTGACGAAGAATTTAATATCGAAAAAATTCGAGAACAACTACAACGTCGTAAACAAGGTATTCAATTATTAAAGGAGCAGAGTCATCAATTTATGATGACCGACGGCACTAAATTGCATACGTACGAAGATATCGTCGAACATGCAAAACAGGCTCAGGAGTTTGTCAAATCGCTCGACGACAAAAATAATATTATAATCGGTATCGACTCTATATCAGATATTCGTTACGCAAATAAAGATTTTAAAGATGTTAAAAATAAATATGAATGTCTATCTGAAGATCTTAAAAAGTTAGCTAACACTGATTTACAAATTCCAGTATTCGGTACAGCTCATTTACGTAAATTAAATCATGGTGGTCGTCCTAGCCTAGACGATTTAAAAGATTCGGTACGATTACAATATGATGCCAGCGTTACATTCTTAGTCCATAACGACGTAAGTAAAAATAGCAATAGTGCTAAAGTATTTTATAATCGAGAAGGCAAAGAAGAAATTCAACCTATCATCGAAGTCCATTGGGCTAAGAATAAACGTAGTGAATTTAAAGGTCGTACATTCTATTACTTCATTCCTGAATATTCCAAAGTAACAGAATGTACGCTTCAAGATAGTGAACGTTTTAACAATATTATAAGAGGTTAGTAATGTCAGACGCAGTATTAAATCCATATCAAGTCTTTTATGACTATATGGAAGAAAAAGCTAGTCATGTTCCGACAACTCTTGAACGAGAGAATTTTATCGGTATCTGGACACCTATTTTAAAAACATTATGTGATGCTCGATTTGGTTTACAACCTGTCGTATTCGACGTATTAAAATTATCGTTAGTCTATGCTGTTCGTCGTATTTTATTAGACGATATGACAATCGATAGCTATAAAGATTTATTTAACGTACGTGACTACTTTAAAGATTGTTTTGATACGTCAGATCTTCCTCAAGGAACAGACATGCTGTTCGAAGATTTTCGTATTAAAATTACTCAGTCATGTGAATCTTTATTAGGACAAGAAACTGATGTTCCTTTGTTACGTCCTAATTTAAGTAGTCCTGATCAATTGTTCTATGAATCTTATAAAGTAGCATTAATGATCTATGAAAATAACAAGTAATCAATTCTTAGATTATCTTGATAGCCCTTGGTTTTACAATATAAAATATAATACACCTATCCCGATAGACGAGCGTACCATACGCTCGTCTTTATTAAAGATTGCGTATGTATTTTTAGGCAGCATTTATTCTAAAGAAATTATCGGTATGCCTGAAATGTCGATACTTTTAGATAAAGAATTAGAAAATGCGCCGCATCGTATTAAACCAAAAGATGTTATTAGTGGACTAGCAAGATTAGATAAATTATATAATTATTGTTCTTCTCAGGAAATTAATATTATTAGCATAGGCCATATGCATACATTAACTTTCGATGAGGGCGAGATCGAAGTTGATATCGGACCGATCGCTTATAAAAATGGTAAATATTTTTTATTCTATCCAGTATTCGATCAAACATTTAATCAAGATAAATGTGACAGCGATATTAAATGTAGTCTCGACTGGAAAGCTGCATATGATGCATTTGATTTTCAGTTAAGTGGTGTTATGTTTTATTATCCTAAGACTAATAATACATTTATAGCATATCGTGATATTAGTTCAATCGAACGTCTTAATTTCATTGCTAATAATGTATTAAAAGGCATCGCTAATAATATATACTTCCCTGTTCGAGAAGAATCGAGTAAGTGTCGATTTATCCCAGAGATATCTCGTACGTTTACCGGAAAGTAATATACATGCCATATGAAATAGACGGATGTAAATATAAAACGAAAGCTCTTCGTGATACTCATATTCTTTGGAACGAATATAAAAAGAAAAAATTAATCAAAAGCTTTGAACTTCCACAAGTTAAAGATAAGGTTAAGAAAAGTCGATACTTTTCATATAAACCATATGTCGACGACATTAAATTCGACAGCTTGATGGAAGCAAGTTATTATATTTACTTAAAAGAAAAACTCAAGAAAAAAGAAATTCTTGGATTTGAACGGCAAGTAACGTATGAGTTACAACCTGGCTTCAGAAAAAATGGTAAGAAAATTTTACCAATTAATTATATAGCTGATTTCGTAATTACGAATATTGATAAAAGTATTCGTGTTATCGATATTAAGGGTAAGGTTACTGTCGATTTCAATCTGAAGAAAAAATTATTTGAATATAAATATGAAGAGTTGAAACTCGAATGTTTACAATTTCACGATGGACAATGGATGTCTCTCGACGAAATTAAAAAATTAAAAAGAAAGACTAAAAAGAAAAAATAATGTCCGAACGTAAAATATTAGACGGACAAAGAGAAGCTTGGGAAGAAGTCGATTCATTAGTATTAGAATGCCAAAGTCATAATACTGATCCTCGACGTCGAGATGAATTATTACAAGAATTATTAATTCGATTTGAACCATTCTTAAATATGTTCCGTGATCTATTATTAGAAGATAAGATTTATCTTAATAATAAAGTATCACGAGAATTTATCGGATTATATATTGCTAATAAATATTTACGATCTAAAGTATTTAAGAACTGGCATCTTAATAAAGATGAGTATGCCGAAGTAAATCGTAGTTTAAGTTTAATTCGTGACAACTATGCTAAGCAGTGCGATGTCGAACAAGATTTAAAAACATTGTTTTCGACTATGGTTATGAAATATAAAAAAACGAATCGTAGTTTTAACGCATATTTAACATATGTATTCCGTTATGAATTATTTAGATTCATTCAGGCTCATCTTAAAGATCGTATTAATAATTCATACGATCGATCCGATATGAACGATATTGGCGTGAGTAATATGTCTTCGTTAACAATGTACAAAGCTGATCTTCTTGATCAAATTGTTGTCGACGATGACGGGAACTTTAGCGAGTTATGGATTAACGGTGAAGTATGTAACGATTTGTTTTTACATCTTACCCCAACAGAACGTTTAATATTAGCTATGGTATATGCAGAAAATGCTAAGCCAGTCGAAATAGCTAATAAGATCGGAGTTGATATTCAGACGTATCGTAAGATTCGTCGTGGTGCTTTAAATAAGCTCGAAAAGCTTACAGGCAAAGATATCAATCGACGCAAAAAAAGAAACGAGTAGCGAAAGCTACTCGCTTTTTTTATGTCTATATGTTATAATAATAGGGAAAGGTGGTTACTTATGATAAGTAAAGATAAGTACAGATCTCGCTTAAAAGTTGATGATTTATTCGCCCAAATTTTGGAATTAAAACAAATTCCATTAGACGACGCATATAATATTTTATACGATCAAGATAAAATCATTAACATCGATGAAACTAACGAGATTATTAATATTAACGAAGCTGCGTCCTTATTCGTTAATTATTTAAAACAAGGACGCGATATTTTTGTTTATGCCGACTACGATGTCGACGGCATGACAAGCGGTACTATAATGAAACGTTTTTTAGCACAATTTAAAAATTATAGTGAAGTATACTTTCCAGAACGTAGCGATGGTTATGGCTTAAGTATTGACTTTATCGAAAAGATTAACGAACGATATAAATGTCAATTAAAGCCATTAGTTATTACGGTCGATAATGGTATTACTAAAGTCGAAGAAACTGAACTTTGTAAAAAATATAATATACCGATTATTATTACCGATCATCATTTACCACAAGAAGTATTACCCGATACAATAATTGTCGATCAACATATTACCGAAAGTGATCATTGGGCAAAAGCTTTATGCGGTGCCGAAGTAGCTTTATACTTCTGTCGTGCAATCGAACGAGCATTAGGCTATAATTATTATCATTCTAATAAATTGATTTATTTGGCAGCTATCGGAGCAATAGCCGACGTAATGCCTATGGCGAGTATCATAAATCAAGCAATCGTACAAAAAGGTTTTAAACAAATTAATGAAGGCAATGTACCGAATACACTAAGACAATTCGTTAAGAATATGGGTTCGCCTCGAATGAATAGTGAATTTGTATCGTGGGATTTAGCTCCTCGTCTTAATAGCTGTGCTCGATTATTCGATATTAAATCTTCGATTGAATTATTAGACATTAGTGAAGATGCAGAAGACGTATGTAATAATGTCGAAGCATACAATAATCAACGTAAAGAGCTAACTAAAGAATATACCGATATTATTAAGAAAGCTTATAACGAAAGTTATGATGAAAACTGTAATATTGCATTAGTTGCTTTAGACTATGCTCCATTAGGCATACTTGGTATACTAGCTGGTAAGTTAGAAGACTATAGCGGATTGCCTTCGTTTGTTGGTATCGATGATCAAGAGCAATTAATTCATGGTTCCGCACGAAGTAATTCATATCCACTAAATGTATTATTAGCTAACGATGAAAATGTATATTCATTTGGTGGACATGCGGCCGCTTGTGGCTTTGCTATTTATAATGACAAAGTCGAAGAATTTAAACAATCGTTAACTGATAAAATTAATGAATTAAATAAACATGCTGTTGTCGAATCAGTTCGTAGCAAACCAGAAGAACTTATTTATTTTACGTTATCTGATTTAACGAAAGAAGCTTATAATTCATTTTATTTATTAGCATATGATAACGTATCGTTTGAAAAACCTAAAATCTGTATTAAAGATTTAACGATTACGTCGATAAGCATAAGTAAGAATAACGATAAAAATATTAAGTATACGTTATTTGACGGTAAAAAACAAATCGATTTCTGGCACTGGGGCGCTGGAGATCTTGGCTTTAGACAAGGAGATAGGGTTCGTATTATTGGTGATATAACTAAGAATTTCATGAAGCCTAAGTTATATACATTACGAATCGATAAGATTATCAAGGAGGAATAATCATGTTTACACATTTACATGTGCATACAGCATATAGCTTTTTAGATGGCTATTGTCATATACCTAAGTTAGTATCGAGAGCAAAAGAACTAGGTATGACAAGCTTAGCAATTACTGACCATAATCATATGGGCGGTATTTATGAGTTTCAAAAAGAATGTCAAAAGCAAGGCATTAAGCCTATACTAGGATTCGAAGGTTATCAAACTTGGAATGCCGAAGAATTAGCTAAAGATGTTGATAGTCGTTGGGCCGATGCGGCTACCGATGCTTTCCGAGAAGGTGTCGTTACTGGAGAAGAAGCACAAGCTGTTATCACGAAGAAAAAAGGCTTTAAAGGTATTAAAGAAGTTAAAGAACGCATTAAACCCTTTATGTATGATACTCGCCAATATCATTTAATTTTATTAGCAATGAACCAAACCGGTTTAAATAATCTAATAAAATTACAAAGTGAAGCGGCTAAAGTTTGTACATATAACGGACGATTCTTGTTCGATATGGGAATGCTTCGTAAATATAGCGAAGGTGTTATTTGTACGACGGCATGTGTTGCTAATATCGTAGCTAAAACTTTTAATAAGGGCGATCGACAATTGGCCGAAACTTTATTAAAAGAATATAAAGATATTTTTAAAGATCGATTTTATTTAGAAGTACAACCTAATAATTTTAACGATCAAGTTAACGTTAATAATTTTTATATGGAAATGCATGACAAATATGATATTCCTTTAATAGCTACTAGTGATGTACATTATGTGCTAAAAACAGATAATAAAGATCATGACGTATTAGTATCTATCGGTACTGGTACTGATATATATAATCCTAATCGAATGAAATATGATCATAACTATTGGCTCAAAAGCGAAGAAGAAATGCAAGTTGGCTTTAAAGATATTCTTAATAAAACAGAAATAGATCGTGAAACTGCTTTAAAAAAATATGCTCTATATCTTGAAGCTATGAATAATACACAAGTTATTGCTAATATGGTCGAAGACGTAATATTGGGTAGCTCAATTCCATTAATGCCAAAGCTTCCTAATTCTAATAATACTAAAAAAGAATTGCGTGAACTTGCTTATAAAGGTTTATATGAATTAGCTAAACGATATAAATATATCGCTGATGACATTGTTAATTATGAAAAACGATTGGCTTATGAATTAAATATTATTAACTATAAAAACTTTGCCGATTACATGCTGATCGTTCGTGAATTTATTAATTGGGCAGATACTAATAATATCATGACAGGTATGGGTCGTGGATCAGCCGCTGGTAGTCTTGTTTTATGGTGTATTGGTATAACAAAAAATGTTGATCCTATCAAGTATGATTTATTATTCGGTCGTTTCTTAACTATTGACAGAACAGGGCTACCTGATATAGATTCAGATGTGTCGTACTTTGGTCGTGATAAAGTTATTGAACATATTAAAGATTTATACGGCTTTGAGAATGTAGCACATATTGGTACTTATACACAACAAGGTGTTAAATCTGGGTTGAAAGATGTTGGACGTGCATTAAAAATTCCGTTTGAAAAAATGAATTTATTAAGTAAACAAATTGATGATTTTGAAGATGTCGTACCACCACAACCTAAGTTTAAAGATTACGATGCTTTAAAAGATGGAAATGAAAGTGAGAAATCTTTATATAAAAAGTGGCAAAAATTAGAATCTGAAAATAAAGAATTGTTCAGGTTAGCTCGTAACTTTGAAGGCCTTAAACGTAACTTTGGTGTTCATGCTTCTGGTGTGTTGGCTATGCCTTGTCGTGTCGACAATTATTTCCCGACACGTACTGATGAAAATGGTGTTATGATTACATTGTTTACCGGTGTCGAATGTGAAGAATTAGGTACGGCAAAACTCGATATTCTTGGATTAAAAACATTATCGATTATCGAAAAGACACTTAATCATCTTCATAAAGATGTTGATTGGCTATATGATAATTTCGATATCGAAGATAAAAAATTGTATCAAATGTTAGCTTGTGCTAAATCAGATTGTATATTTCAATTAGAATCTGATATGTTTAAAGACATGATGATAAATATGCAACCAACTGCTTTTAATGATATTGCAGCAGCGACAGCACTCGGTTAAATATATCGGCCGAGTATAAACTGGGTTATATGCTGGAACCCCCTTAGAGCCTTAATTACCACAGTGTAACAATATTAAGGATTGGGCAATCAGCAGGCACGATAAGTTCCGCCTCAGAGACTATGGGAATATCCCACTTAATATAAAGTGATTTATATTAGGAACCCCAGTATGCTATAATAATTAGCTAAATATATAGTCCGAACTTATATGAAAATATAAGAGCTAAGAAGAAATTACTTAGCAGTAAAATTTAATGTATGTCTTGGACCAATATCCTACTATTTGTAGTAATATATATTATGTAAAGTCATTCTAATATGAAAGGATTATGTACATGAATTATTACTTAAGAAAAATATGCTTGGAGCATAAGGATAAGTTTAAGCCATTATTGATTAAAAAAATAGACAAAAATCTTTATTATTATTTACTTGAAAAATATAAGTCAATAAGAAATGCGATAGCTTGTGAAACTGATTTAGCTTATCATACTCGTAATAAAAAAATATATTCATTAGAAATTATTAAAGATAAGATACTTGAAAAATTTCCAAATCAAAAAATTTCAGATAAGCTCATAAAAGAATCAGACTTTGAAATATCTATTGATTTTATAAATAGAGAATTTAATATTACAATTCGAGAATTGTGTAAAAAATACAATATTCCTTATAATGAAAAAGTACATAAATTTGTTACAAAAGAAGAACTAAATAAAGAAATATTTAGTTTAATTAAAAGATTTGGTTATGTAAGTAAACCAATTATGGAAAAAAATTCAATTTATGGTCCGAAAATTGTAAATAGAATTTATGGAAATTTTTCTAATATGTATACAGAATTAAATATTCAAAGACATCCGTCAGGAAGATCTCCATCTGATGAAGAATTAATAAAAGATTTCCTTGATTTATATCACAAACATAAAGAAGTTACATGTGATTTAATAACAAAAGAATCAAAATATTCTTTTGCTTGTTATAATGATAGATTTGATGGTATAAATAATCTCAAAAAAAAGTTAAATATAAAAGAAAATAAAAAAGGAAGACCTACGAATTGTTCTATTGTTTTTAATAAAATTTCAAAATTTTTAAATGAAGATTATTGTTTAGAAAAAACATTTGATTGGTTGAAAAGTCCAGTTACCAACCATTATTTAATGATAGATGCTTTTTTCCCCAATTTAAATTTAGCTGTAGAATATGATGGGCCTCAGCATTTTAGAAATGAAAAAAGATACTACAAAAATAATAATGATTTTTTATATAGAATATTTTTAGATATAATAAAAAATATCCTATGTGAAGAACATGGCATTAAATTAGTAAGGATTAAGTATACCGACAAATTAACAGATGATTTTTTAAAAGAAAATTTTACTTAACAAAATGCGACCAGGCCCTCTTACTGCGGGTCTTGACAAACAATATATTTCTTGTAAAAATGGTAAATCAGATGTAGAATATCCTATTCATGGTATTGAAAATATTCTAGATAATACTTATGGCGTAATTGCATATCAAGAACAATTAATGCAAATATCTAAACAGGTTTCTGGATTTGATGATAATCAAGCTGATTCAATTACTAGAAAAATTACGGCAAAAAAACGTATAGATTTAATGCCTTTTATGGAACGTTGTCATATTTATGGCAAGAAAAACTGTAAAGGCCCTGAAGGCTGGGAACAAGATGATAATGCTCCTTGGTATGATCCTAAAGGAAAATATGGTCCAGAAATTAAGGGCGCTGTTGCTAATGGTTATACACCAGATGAAATGAAATATTATTTCGAATATATTTCTGGCTTTAGCTCGTATGCCTTTAATCGCTCTCATGCCGTAGCTTATTCGTTTATAAGTATGTTAACAACATGGTTAAAGTTATATTATCCGGTAGAATTTTATTCAGCATTTTTATCGATGCAAGCTACCGAAGATTTATTGCGTTATATTCCGATGATTAGAAAGGAAGGTATCGATGTCAAAGTTCCGGACATCAATATATCTAATCGGGATTTTACTCCTGATGGAAATAATATCCTATTTGGTCTTGGGTCCATCAAAGGTGTTGGTGAAGCTTCTATCCCAGCTATTGTAGATAATAGACCATATACTTCATTAGAAGATGCATTAGACAAAATAGGTAAAAAAGCTTTTAATAAACGTGTTGGCGAAGCATTGATTATGTCGGGTGCTTTTAATAATTATAAGGCTAACCGTAATGAGCTGTTAAATGAATTTCATGAAATACGTAAAGATAAAAAAATCGAAGTATTAGATGCGGACGATTTTAACGAAGACGTAATTATGGATTATG